GGAGAAAAGGAGACTGTTCTTGTTTGATTTCTGCGACAAGGCCCGAGCATGCTAACACAGCGTCGAGTGCTCCCGCTTTAGCAGATTGGGTGATGCTGCGGCCGCTCGATGTCAGTAAAACGGCCGCTCGATGTCAGTGCCGAGTCGCTCGGTGTCAGCGGCGATGTTCGCCCGCCTTTCGCTTCCAGACCCCTTCAGAAGTTCCGAATCAGCAGCTCGCCGACCGCCTTCTGGCAGCCCCCCGCGAGCGTATAAGGCACCTTCAGCGGCTCGATCGTGACGCCGCGCCCGCGATAAAGCTGCCGAATAAACGCGTCGTCGTTGTAGCTTAAAAGCCACTTCCCTTTGACTCCGCCACGCAGCACATCGGCCAGCTTCGCGTGATCCTCGTCAGTGAAAAAGTGCCGATAAGCTTTCGCTCCCTCAGCGCGATACGGCGGGTCAACGTAGAAAAATGTCGACGCCCGATCATAGTTCTGAATGCATTTGTCCCAGGCAAGCCGCTCGACCCAGACCACGCGAAGCCGCTCGATGACCTTCTTGACTTCCAGCTTCTCGCTAGGCCAGAAGATCTCCGGCCGCTTCGAGGGCCGCATGCCAAAGTTCGACCCAACGCGCCGCGCCCCGAAAGAGGTCCGGATGACGAAATAGAATCGCACCGCTCGCGCGATCTCTCCGGCGACGCCAGGAAACTGCTTCCATTCATCGAACAGTTCACGCGACGCAAGCAGCCAGCTCGCGGCCTCCGTGAACTCCGCTGGCCGGTGTTTGACGACACGCCAGAAGTTGATGAGCTCGCCATCCAGGTCGTTGAGCACCTCCGATTTCGAAGTGCCAGGCGGCTTCCCAAAAAGCACCCACGCCGCGCCAGAAAACAGCTCGACATAGCAGATGTGCTCTGGAAACTTCCCGATGATCTTCTCCCGAACACGATACTTGCCTCCAACCCAACGCAGCGGACTTCGCAGCATTCATTCTCCAGACTTTGAACTGGCCCGTGGCTGGTATATTCTCCTTCCGCTTCTCGATCACAGCGGGGAGCAGCCGAAAGGCCGTCTGGAGTTGCTTCCAGGTGACGCGCGCCCGCTGTGATCGGGCGTGTGTTGCTCCCCACCCTAATAGTGCATGGTCAGTCCTCCCAGCGCGCCCACAATCTTCTCGACCGCGCTGAACACCGAATCATCCGACGACACGCTGGGCGCTGGAACAGCCGGCGCCGGCATCGCCGAATTTGTCGACGCGACGCTCGGCCCCTGCAACGCGGCAACTGCCTCGGGCGAAAGTGATGGATGAAAAAGTGTGCCCAGTGAAACCACGCCGGCGATACCTTCGAATGTGGCACGACAGACCGGGTCGCCGCTGAAATCGACGTGGCCGATCCATGGCTGATCCGGCCCGAGCGCGACAGCTTCCCACTGCACACCCGCGAGCGACTGGAATGCGGAGAGCGGCGCGACATAGTAATTGCGCGGAATCACGGCGTTCCCTTTCCGCCGCCGCCGCCGCCGCCGCTTCCGCCGCCGCTTCCGCCCGACGCTGGAGTCGTGAAGGACACCGATCCCGTATTGAGGGCGATCATCCCATCTGCTGACTGCTTCTGAGCGGCGGACGTGGATATGGCGGAAAGAAGGCCGCCGGCAAATCGCACCATGGCCAGCGTTATGTCCCAAAGCGGATAGAAAAAATAAGCCGTGCTGACCGCGAGCAGCAGATTGATGGGCGTCGTCAGAGTGCCGCTGCCTGCGGGGCTAGGAGGAGTCGGCAGCTGATCCACAGACTGTCCGACCCCATTGATCCCCGAAGTCGGCTCCGTATAGTCCGTGCCGAACGCTATCGGGACAACAAGAATCCCTGAGACAGTAGCTCCCGTGATGCATCCGCACACGCCGGTTGTTCCGCCGGCCAGCGGAATCCATCCGTCGTAGCCCGGCTGACTGGAAGGCGATGTGACCTTAAATAGCGTGTTGACCGCTTTCGAGAAGGACGTCTCCCCGCTGACGGACATGATCATGTTGTCCTTCACGAGAGCGACCCTGAAGAACAAAGTGCGCGCCGCAAGCGCTCCGCCGGCGACCGACGAAACTGTCGGGGCTGCAGGCGCGGGCTGCGACGTGTTCGCAGGAACGCTGACCACCGAACCGTCGCCACGCGTGATCGTGAAGGCCGACCAGCTCATCTGAACTATTGAGAGGCCAGCCGGCGATCTGGAAGAGAAGGCCAGCGGGCCAGCAGCCATCACGATCGCGGGAATATTTCCCTGCTTATTCAGCGCCGTGCTCGTGCCGATTTGCTGATTCCCATTCGCATCCACTCCTGTGGCGAGCGGCGCCAGGCCAGTCCCGGGCACTGGCGCCTGTAGCGTCTGCTGCGCCGGCGCGACGTCCGGAAACGCGTTCGGCATATATTCGAGGCCGATGAGGTCGCGCGTCCCGTCTGGCCGCTCTTCGAGCTGCAACACCTCGAAAAGCTTCCCTCCGAACTCTTCGCTCAGTGACGGATCGATGGTGACGAGGTCTCCACACTCGACGGCCAGCGAATCTTCGTAGCCGATCCACTCGGCCGAGAAAGGCGCGTTGTAAACGCTGTTCGCATCCACGTCGTCGCCGAGCTGCCGGACCAGCATTCCTTTCAGGATTCGCCACACACGCTCCGGCGTGTTCACGCCGAGGTCCACCGCGAGCTGCGTGATCTTCGGGTTTAGAGAAAGCCCCGCTCCACGGGCGCCCACGGTGCGCTGGTGGGCTTCGTGATCCATCGTCGGGTTCGAAGTGATCGCGAAACGCGTGGCGTCGTCGCTGCTTCCGGAAGCCAGGCTGTAGTCGCGATAGGTCGGCAGAAGACGGTTCGTCGCAGTGCGCAGATTGGGGTCTTTGTAAGCTTTGAATGTCTTCTCCTGCACGTTCCCCGAAGTGAAGGTGAAGACGGAAGCGCGCGCCTGGTCTGCGTAGAGCGAAAGCTTGCCATTGCGCTCGAGGATATAGCTACGGCAGAGCATCAGCATCTGTTCGAGCGCCTGGTCGGCCGTGTTGCCATCGGTTAGGAAGACCACTCCGCCATCGCTGAACCGCTTCTGGCCGCCGGAAAGAACGGCATCATAATACGTCGCGGCCGCCGCGAACGAAGCCCAGTCGAATCGCGCGAGTTCCGCCGCGATCAAGGGCTGATTTATTTTCCCCTCTCGCAGGATGAATTTGCGGACCAGGAAGTCGCAGATGATCCACGCCCAGTTCTGCGTCCACGCGAAAGCCGTCTGGTTTCCGCTGGAATCGAACTGCCGCACCTGCATCGCCTGATAATCCGCCAGCACCGTCAAGTCCGCCGAAGGCGCGGCCGGGTCTGGAGCCACTTTCAGCGCGAGCCACGCATAGCGGCTGAACGTGATGGGACTTAGCCCGCCAGGCAGCAGCGTGAAGAACTGATCGACGTGCTGGTCGCCGCCCGTCGATACAGCGGAAAGTCCATTGCCGATTTCGCCGTCGTCCCCGGGATGGAAGTGCACCGTCGACGATGAAGGCAGCGTGACGAGGTTGTTATTCACCCACAGCCGCAGCAGCGAATCCCATCGGCCCTCGCCGAGCATGTAGAAACACACTTTGCTTTTGTCCGAGAGCTCTTGCTGGAGAATCAGATTGCCCGCGCCGCGTACGATCCCATAGGCCAGCGTCTTCGGCTGGTCGAGAAACGCCGTCGAGAGGTCGAATGCAGCAGCTTGCGGGGCCATTTATTCTGTCCCCAGCCGGCCGTGAGCGCCGGGAGGGCCGCCGCTCCCGGTCGGGTCGGCCGAGCTGCCGCCGCCGCTTCCGCCGCCGCCGCCCGTGCCCACTCCGGTCGGCCCGTTCACAGCGGTGATCTGCGGCTGCAAAAAAATAATCCCGGGAAAGCGCTCAGTCACTCCGCGGGTCGTGCATGACCCGAGGTCCTTCGCGCAGTCCCTATAAGCCACGACGAACACGCTCGTGCCATCCGGAATCACGGTCCAGGGTGGGGAGACAGTCCACGTCGTCGCTGTGTCATTCGCAATGATCGCGCGATTCTGGCCGGCTCCAGTCCCAGCGTAGATGCAGATCGAGGCGTCGACGTCCTGATTCGTAGTCCGTGATGCGCCAGTGTTAGTGATCGTGTTCGCCGTAGCGCTGCTCACACCAGCCGTCGGCCCGAACTTCCAAGCTCCAGCGCCGGTGACGACAAACTTGCTCGTCGCATCGGGCGTAGTCGTCCAGTTGCTCTTGAGAGTGAACGTCGTCGCCGTGTGGCTGAGGATGGGGCGGAACTGCGACGCGCCAGTGCCCGAGTAGATGATCACCACCTCGTCCTTGAAAAGGTTCGGCACGAGCGAAAGACCGGAATTTCCGATGGTGCTGGCGCTGAAGATATTCGCCGTCGTGCTCGGCACCATGACCTGGCCAACGCGGTAGCCGCATTGCGCGGAGTTGAATCGCCAGTGGCAATCGCGCGTCTGCCGCTGGTCGAAAACCGAAACCTCGGTCGGCTGGAAGAGCTGCCGCACGCGAATGTCGACGGTCTCCGGCTCGACGCTCGCTTGGCTCATGAAACCATGGAGCTCGAACGGAGCCGCGTCGAGAGGCACAAACCAAGGCCGATAGACAAAATAAGCGCCTTCGAATTCTCCAGCTTTGAAGAGCGCCGCCACTTCGCGGTCGATCGTGTTTCCGCTCAGGTTCTGCACTCTGAAGTCGCCGCCATCCGCTGCCACCGAGCGCGTCATCTTGATCGTCGGCGGCTGCGCGATCCACGGCTTATAGAGCTGCTGCGCGCCCGTCAGCCGCGAAAGGAATTGCCCCTCGAAGTCCGACCAGAAATACTGCGTTCCGTCAGCGCGTTGCACGTCGAACAGGTGAACGCGGTGGATCGCGCGGCCCTGCTTGGCCAGCTCAGTGGCCATCCCCGCCGGCAGCGTCCTCACTGCATCACCTCAATCGCATCCGCATAAACAATGGTGTTGGAAGATGAAGCGTTTTTCGTACCAGTGTTGCGCAGTCGCACTCGATAGAAATCGAGCGGGTTCAAGCCTTGCACGGCATAGAGAGGAGCCGCAGCAGTTGGCACAGCGGCGTAAGTATCTACCGTGTCGACAGAGCCCAGGGTGACCCCGTCTCGAACGCGTGTTGTCTTCACCTCGACGATTCCCTGATTGGTGTCCTTGTTGTGCCACAGGCGGAACCCGTATCCGAAGTAAACCCACTCTGCGGTGTCGTTCGTCGCGCTCAGTCGATAGGCACTACCGCCATGGGCATTCGAGAACGTGTCCAATATCGCGGTGGGAGCGGCCAATTTGACCAGGTCCTCGCCGAAGCCGTTTCTCTCCTCCAAAAACATCGCATCGCGCGTCCAGTTTGATGGATAGGAAAACATAAATGGCCCCGGCAGCTCGATGAAGCGCCCCCTGATGTTGTATTTCTGGTTTCCCGCAGGGCTGAAAGTCAGCGGCCCCTCGAATCTTCCGCTGAAGTAGCGCGACCTTTCCCAATCGGCAAAAGTGAAGAAGTCGTTCTCGTATTGCTGCGCCCACTGCTGCAGCGTGTGCTTCGTCGCCAGGTCTCGATTGTTCCACGCTAAATCGTAGGCGCGGCCTCGCCCCATCTGCCGTCGCGCATACATCTTTCCGCTTTGCGACTGAAAGAGTGATCGCATTTCCGGCAGTCCCTCGGTGTAGCCCCAGTCCGGATTGAAGAGGCTCGTCTGCGCGGGATTCAGGATGTTCTGCTCGCTCATCGCTCAGTACCAACCTGCTCTCTGTTCTCGTCGGATGTGCTGAACAATCTTCTTCCCGCCGCCGCGGTCAAGGAACTGATCGAAACTCTTCGCATCGATAGCGCTGATGTAAATGTGCGTATCGCCCGCTCCTCCTCCTGAGTTCATCCGCGATAAAGTCCCAAGGCCGTAGCGCGCCACAGCCTGCGGCCCCATCACGAATTCGCCTTCGAGGAGATTCGCGTTCACGACGCCGCCCGAGTGGAAGGCTCGTGCTCCGCCGACGCCCGGCGACAAGGCGGACATGCCCCAGCCGACAAATCCTCCGGTGTGGAACTCCGCAGGCCCGAAAGCGATCGCCGAGCGCCGGTCGCGCTCCGCCTGCGTCGCCGCGATTTCCGTTTCCGCTTTGTCGATCCAGTGATCGACGTGGCCCACGCGCGATCGCGAGATATCTTTCACGCCCGCTTGCTTTAGCGCATCCACGCCCTGCGTGCGAAGCTGCTCCAGCTCGTCGTGTGAGGTCGGTGAATCGACCTGGAACGAGTTGTAAGCATCTTCGATGGCTTGCGATTGCGTCTTGATGTTGGCCTCGATGGCCAGCCGCGCTTTTTTCGTGCTGTGCTGCAGGAACCCCGCGAAGAAGCCCACGAGCGCTCCGACCGCCGCGCCAATGGGGCCGGCAATCGCGAAGCCTGTAAGCGCCCCGCCGCCTGCGCCTTCCAGCCCGCGAAGGATTCCTCCTTTGCCGAAGCTGTCGGCCACTAGCCCGATTCCGATCGTCGCCAGCGCGGCCCCAGAAATGGTCGCGCCTCCGATCTTCAGGCCGTTCGGAAACACCTTCGCGAGGAGGCTGCCGAGCTGGCCGGATATTCCCCCAATCGCTGATCCCGCTTTGCTCGCGCCAGAAGGCAAAACGATGCCAGGGGTTCCGCTGCCCATTCCTGCCGAAAGCCCCACCGTCTCGCCGCCGAAATCGCCGCTTCCTCCGCTCGTCTCGCCGCCGAAATCGCCGCTTCCTCCGCCGAAGTTCGTGATCACGCCTGGCAGGCTACTGATCCCACCTTGCGAGCCACCGCCACCGCCGCCTCCAAAAATCCCGCCAAAAATTGAACCGAGAATTCCACCGCCCGATCCCATCGCGCCCTGCGAAGCCGCGTGCATCTGATTCATTCCAAGAATCCACGTCGCCACCATCTGGAAGACAAGGTGCTTGAACTGCGTCAGAAAATATTTCCCGATGCCTCCGCTGGTGATTTCATCGAACGCGGATTCCAGGTCGCTCGCCAGCTTGTCGCGCGTTTTCGCAAACTCTTCCTGCCACGCCGCAGCGGACAGTTTCGCCGCGTCCTCCGCGGTGATCCGGGTGTCCTTCAGCGCTTGCTGGATTTCTCGCAACCGCCGCTGCGTGTCCAATGAGATCTGCGCGTACGCCTGCTGCCACGGCGGCAGAATGTCCACGGCCGCCTGCTCTTCAGCCCTCTTTACGTCCTCCGCATTTTGTTGCCTGAGCTGCTTCATCCTATTGTCGGAAGTGATCTGGATGGCTTCCTTCTGCTGGACAAGTTGAATCCCCTCCTGAAGCTCTTGCTGGTCGATGCGGTGCAACGCTGCCTCGTATTCCTCATGAATCTGCAGCTCGCCCTTGGACCCCGCCGCCGTCGCATCGAGAACGGCCTGCGTGCCCGCAATGCCCGCGTCGCGCTCCATCTTCGCGCGCGCGGCGGCCGCCTCCGCGTGAATCTTGTTGATCTCCGCCATGCCGACGCGGTGTGTGGTGATCTGCGCGGCCATTTCCGCGCGCACAACGGCCGTTTGCTCCTTCTCGCCGGCATTGATTTTCGCCATGCCCTCCAGGCCCGCAATCCGCGCATCGTTCGTCAGCCTCAGCACTTCGATCGGCTCGGTCCTTCGCTGCTCGTCGAGTAGCTTTGCCTGCTCCACGTAGAGCTCATCGACGATGCCCTTCTGTTTTTCGAGCTCGGCCACCATGATGCCGCCGCTCACGCTGAACTTGCTCGCAAGACCGCTCTTCAGCGAGTCGCCAACGATGTCGCCCGTCAGCCCCAGCGCGTTGTTCAAGTCGTTGACGGCCTTCTGCGCGCTTCCCAGCCTGGCTGTGATTTGTTCGAGGTTTTGCGGACCGATGAGAATCTTGTTGGCGGAAGCCACGCTCTGCAACATCGCGGCGTTCCCTTTTTCGATGGCCGTGAACGCCGCGCCGAATCCCGTCAGCTGCTCAATCGCCTGTTTTGCGAGTTCGATGAAGGCCACGATGGCCAACCCGCTAAAGGCCGCAGCGAACGCAGGGCCGAGAAGCGCGCTTTCCGCGATCACTCCGCGAATCGCGCGCGGCACCTTCACTCCCAGCTCTTCGCCGAAGAGTGCGGCCGCCTCGCGCGATTTCAGAGCGCCGCCTTCAATATTGTTGAAGGTTTGCTCGGAGATCTTCGCCACCGGCTGCATCGTCGGCCCGAGCTTCGCCGCTTCCGCATTGATGTTCCGGAACGCCTGCGTCGCGCCCTGGTCGTCGACGACGATTTCAATGGACGCCGTAGCCGCCATCTATCGCTGCTCCCTTGCTGCCGCGGCCGCAGCGCGCTGGCAATCGTTGCAGGTCTTGTCCCATTCGTTTCGCAGCGGTTTTCCGCAGCCGCTGCAGGGCGGATGCATCCGTCGGAACTTCGCTCGCGCCTCATTCAAAATCGTCAGCGTTGTGATCTCATCAGCCAGCAAGTCAGCATCTCGAAACGCGATGCCAGCTTCGAGCGGCTGCGCGATGGATTCCGCCACGTAGCCGAGCCACATGTAATAGCCGGGCGAGAGGGCCCGGTCAGGAGCAGCCGCAGCGAGCAGACGCTCCGGATCTCCCACTCGCTCAGCGAGCCTCTCGTTCGCTTCGCGCTGCGGCGCTTCGAGCGCTTCTTCCATCAGCTCGAGCGCCGCGGCGCGCAGCCCTTCCTGGTCATGGCAAACGGAGATCATTCCACTTCACCAGTCTCCTCGATTGAATCTGGAAACCTTCGAATCGCATCGATGTTTTCCGGCGTAAAAATGGCGAAGCAGGCCGCGTTCATCGCACTGAGCGGCAAAGCTTTTCGGAACGTCTTCCTGCCGCGAATGACGACGGCCGTGAGCTGGATCGGCGGCAGATTTTGTCTCGGTGGCTTCATTCCGAACATCGGTCACTCCTGTTCCGCGTTCTCCTCTTCGATTCCGGTGGACGTCTGGAAGAGCCTCGCCACCACTGCCGATTTGTGGAACGAGTCCATCTCGCGCACGACCTCGTCCTTGCTATTAAGCTCGCGGCCGCCGACCGAGTAGCCTTCCGCGCGCTCGATCAGCTCGTCATACATCTTCACCAGCACGCCGTGGCCCGACGGAATCACCGTGGTTCCGTTGCGGCTTCCACCCGCCACGAATGCGCGATTCTTCGCTCGCAGCACTCGCCGCCGATGCTCGGCCGTGGGCGAAGCAAAGTGGTGGACGAGCCCGCGGTACTGCTTCATCTTTCCCACGTCGCCTTCGTTCCACAGCGCGTCGATCGTCACGCTCACGCCTTCCATCTCCAGCATCGAATCGTCCGCCTCGTCGCTGTGCGTCACGTCCAGCACCAGCTTCATGACCGCCAGGCGATGATGCTGCGGAATGCATTCGGGCCAGCCTGGCAGCTTTTCCGGCTCGCGGCCGTCGCGCGTCCGGTAGCCTTCGACGCGCTGAATCGCGCGCGCATAGGTCACGAGCGACGCGTTCTCCATGTCCACCACGCGCATCACGCCGCCTTTCTCGCGCTTGAACTCCGCCACGACGTGCGCGAAGAAGTTCTCCCAGTCGGCCGCCGTGAACCGCCGGAAGATGTGCCGATAAGTTTTCCCGTTGGATTGGAAAACGGCCGTCCGCGTCGGCGAATCGAGCGGAAGCAGCTCCGTCTTTTCAACTATCTTCAGCGTCGCCGGCGGAAGGCCCGCGAATGCTTCGTTGCTTTCGGATGTGAGTGCAGTTTGCAAAGCGTCCACGAGACACCCTCTTTCGTTTGAGTCGGCTGTACTTGCAGCCGCTCATGAGAATGTCTCAGGCCCGGAGTTCGCGGGAGTCGCGAACGTCCTCTCCGTTCAAGTACGGAGCGCTGAGTTTTATTCCGCCCGGCCAGCTTGTTTGCGCTGAGGAAGCGCCCGTTCCGGGATGAAGCCGTCGCTAGTTCAGAAAGCCGGTGCTCAAATTCTGGCAAGTGATGGTGACCACGTCGGCCGACCCTTGTTTGATCCAGTGACCGGGGCCGAACGAATATTCGTAGACCGTTTTGTCGCCGGACTGCCCCAGCTTGATCACGTCGGGACGCACGGCCAGGCCGCGAACTTCCATGTAGTGCTTTTCCGGACCGGGCCCAATCTGCGTGCCGTCGACGTGCAGCAAAACTTCCTGAATCGTTTCGGCCAGCCAGTCGTCTTGCGGCGTCGAGACCGCGTCGTCCACGAAGCGTTGAAACGACAGCGTCAGCTGAGGAGGACCGCCTACCCAGAGGCGCGTGCGGTAGAACCCGCCGCCCAGCGTGCGAGAATTCGTGTCGTCGGGCACCCACGTAAACCCGAACTTCACGGAGCCACGCACGATCTGCGTGCTGATGTCCGTCGGCGCGCCCTGCGTTCCATATTTCAGAACCAGGTCGTTGGACATCAGCAAATTGAGAGACGCTAGCGCCGGTGGCGTCGCCAAGGCGCCTGGCGTTTGCCTTCCGCTGCCCATGATGTTGGCGGTCAGCTGCGCCGGAGCGCTAGGCGGGAAATCCCAAGAAAAATCTTTCACCGTGCAGTCGAGCAGACGCCGCTGCAGGTTGGCTGTCTGCGCGTCTTCCAGATAGATCGTCGTGAGCGGCATGTCCTTCGAGCCAGCCGAAGGGTCGAGCGGCTTGATGACATGCTTCCACGCCGTAGGATTCGTGCCGACGTTTGGCTGCGTGGATGTGATCGAGCCCATCGCGAACGCGGCGATCCACGCTGCCAGCCAGGAATCCGCCGGGAAACTGTACGCGCCAAGGTAATCACGCTCAGTCTCGAAGCGCGTCGTCGCATAGTCGTGTCCCTTCATCGCCAGGCCGATGTCGGTCCAGAATTTGCGGTCGATCTGCCCGCTGACGTCCTTGTCCGGCGAATAGCGCGCGCCGGTTGTCGCGGCGATCAGGCTGGCATCGGTCAACGCCGTGCCCATCGCCGTTTGCTTTTTCGTGCAGAGCACCAGCTTTTGATCTTGTGCCCTTGATGGAAGTGCCATGAGTTACTCCTCCGTTTCCACGATCTCGAACACGCCGTCGCGCGACAGCAGAGCCTCGAATTCTCCTCGCGTGATGGGAGAGCCTTCCGCCCACTTGTCGGAACTCTCGCCAGGGCCAAGAGTCAGCGTATGGCCCATGCCCATCGAGAAGTGTGCTGCTCCGCCGCCCTTCACCTGCACGGTAACGATATCTTCGCGATTCATGCGTTCCCTTCCTTTACTGCACGCCCGCGACAAGCGGGCTCATTGCAGATATCTCGGCGTCACTTTCAGCAAGATCTCCGCGTGGTGGCAGACCGCCTTGTTCGCGCCCACTTCGACGAAGTTGAAAGGCCCGCGCAGCGCCGGCGGCCAGGACGTCGCCACAAGCCCGTTCAGCTTCGTGCCTCCCCCCGCGCGGCGGTCGTTGTTTATGGCCTGCAGCAGCGCGTCGATAATCGCGTCGAAGGCTTCCTCGGAATCGTCGGCATCTTTCACGCCGTAGAATCCCTCGATCACCAGCGTGTCCACCTGGTCTGTGAAGTTTTGGTTGATCGAGTTGTCCGTCAGCACGGACAGCTCGCGGTAGATCTGCCAAAAATGAAGATGGCCGTCCGCCGAGATCAGCTGCGTCATCGCGCTCTCATCGGCGAGGTAGCGGCGGTAGGTGAAGACGTTCGTCACTCCAGCCACAGTCTTCATCTGCGTCGCGATCCGTGCCTTGATGTCTTTCAGCGCCATCTATGCCGCCGCTCCCGCGCCCGTCGGTCCCACGTTCGCCGCCTCGATCGCTTTCGCGATCTGCGCCTGAAAGATTCCGCCGAGCTCGGGCTCAAGCTTTTGAAACGCCCGCGCAAACATGCCGAAGGCCGAGGTCCCCCGCCGCGCGATCTTGCGCGCGATCGCAAACGCGATCGAGACCGCCTGCTTCTCGCTCGAGGGAGAGAATTTCTTTTGCACCCACAGCAGCAAAGCTGAGGGCGGGGGAAAATGCGGCCCCGTTCCCGCTTCCACGTAGCCCGCATATTGGTCCGCCGGCGCACCAGCAAAAACCACCGCGCGCGAAATCCCCGCCTGCTGCGAGACCTGGAATGTCACGCTGTTCACCAGGTTGCCCGTCGCCACGGCTGGAGGCCGCCCAAGGTAGGGCGATGAGATCGCTTCCTTCACCAGCGCCTCGCCGCGCGCGCCCGCAACCGAAAGCCCGTTCTGGATGCCCAGCGAAACAGCCGCTTTGATTTCCGCCGTCGCCTTTTCGAGGCCTGTGATTACAATTCTCATCGCGAAGCCTTCCGATGCGTCAGCCGGTCCAGGCCCACGCCCAGCACTTCGTGAATGCTTCCCGTCGCGATCGCCGCCTCGATCTCCGCGCCCTTGTCGTCCGCCGAGATTCCCATGTGATTGAAGTAGCGCTTCGCGGCGCTCTTCGCCAAGCCGATGTATTCCTGGCTCTTCGTCCGGTAGTTCACGGAGTCCGCCATGATCGTCGAGTCGCCGGTCTGCGCGTAGATGCCTGCCAGCGCTTCGTAGCAGAGCGCTGCAGCCCAATCGCACACTGCTTCGAAGTCCACGTCGGGCACGGTCGATCCGTCGCTCTTATGCCTCGCCGTCCACGTCACGCGCGCCGTGTCGCTCACTGACGGCGCCGATCCCGTCACCATGACCTTCAGCGCGGTCGGCGTACGATAAAGCTGCCAGTCTTCGTCGAGCAGATAGCTCGGGGGAAAGAGGCCGACCGGAAACTCGATCGAGCGAATGATCGAGAAGCCGTCCTCGTAAACTTCCGGAGGATTCGCCGTCGTCTGTGGCAGTGAAAGCAGCCCGCTTCCGTCGCCCGTCTGATCGCTCACCAATTCCCTCGGGCGGTCTTTCGAATAGCGCTGCAGAATCGCCTGCGTCAGCAGCGCATCGCGGTCGCCCGAGGGCAGCTTCGCGGCGCCGTCCCGAAGGACGACGTCGCGCTGCGCCTGGAATTGGTCAAGCGTGTGACTCATTCAGCTCTCTCGCCTGCGGCAAACAGGCCGCAAAACGACTAGCTTTCTTCGAGCACGACGTGTAGGAACACGGACAAGTCGCTCGGCGCTGTGCCCGCGATCGCCAACACATCGGCGCGGTAATAGTCGCCCGGTTGCACGCGCACGCCGGTAGGCTCTCCCATCGCCGGTGTCAGCACGCCGTTCGACGCGCCACCCGTCGCTCCGATCGCTACTCCCGCTGCGTCGCGCCGGCGTTTCGTCGCGGCGTTGAACGCGATGCTGGGCACCGTCGAGAAAATCGAGACGGTGTTGAGCTTTCCGTCCACCTGCGTCGCGCCGGACGTGCCGCCGATGTTGCCGAGATACGTCTCGACTTCCACGATGCGCCCGCGAAACTGAAACTCGTACGCGGCGACGTCGTTCGCCACCGCCTGCACACCTGCCTTGTGCAGATGAATGACGACCCTGCGGCTGCCGAACTCGAGCTGGTTCAGCGGCGCATCCCGTCTCGGCCCGCCTTCTTTTCCGAATTGCATGATCAGACTCTCCTTCTCGACTTTTGCGGCTAGGGCTCCAAGTTTCCCCGGAGCCCTGCCGGAACAGATCCAAGTTCAGCCGCTTTAGCCGGCGACGACTTCTTTGAACACGCCACGGAAGTCGATCGGCTTACCGCCGAACACGTACTTCACCTTGTATTGCAGTTGGTCGTTCGTGAACTGCGTTCCCTGCGTCGGCAGGTTCGCCAGGAAGATTTGCGGGGTTTCGTATCCGTCCAGGAAGCCGATCTCCAGGAAGGGCGCGTTCGCCGGCATGCTGCCGCCGTACCAGTCGGTGACGTCCGTCAGCAGCGGGTTGACGATGATGTTCTCTTCGTTCGCCCCGAATTTGCTGTACCAGTTGTTCGTGGCCAGCATGTTGCGGTTGATCTGCATGGCCGTCGGCCGCAGGTCGATGGGGATCATGATCCAGTCGAGCGTCAAGCCCAGCCGGTTGGTCGAGTCCTTTTCCGACTGTTTCGCCAGCGCGATGGCGCGGACGTCCAGCTCGGCGGAAGAAAGCGCCGTCGTCCCGGTGTTGGCGTGCGTCGCGTGGAACCACGCCAGGCCGTCCGGATCGTAGTTCGGTGGCGTGATGAAGAAGTTCGTCACGAAGGTTGCCAGCGTGTGCCGCGCGGCGCGTGCCAGCCGGTTCGGGAATTGCGCGATCTTGTTCAGGTCGTCATTGCGGATCGTCTCTTCCGAGATGGTCAGCAAGCCGCCCTTTTTCCCGATGCTGTACGTGATCTTCTCGTCCGTCGGTTTGGTGAGTTCGGTGTAAGCCCCGGCTTCCGCCACCGTCGGCAGATCCGAGAGGTACCCGAGCCGCACGCGGTCCTGGGGTTTGTAATCCGTCAGGCGCGTGGTCGTGTAGAGCTTTTCGAGGCCCGGCACGATCTGGAATTCCGCGTAGTCCTGGATGAGCTTCTTTGTCAGAGAGTTCAGCAGGATGTTCGGGAAGTCCGTGGTGGCGATCGCTTCCGACACGCGGAAGAAGCCGCCCTGGCCGAAAGAGCATTCGCGGTCGCCGCTGATGTGCTGATACGCTTCGCGAATTCCCCGGAACGGTTTCACGTTGCGATCGGCGCGCGCTTCCTTCACACCAAGGAGCGCGTCCATCGCCAGCTGGATTTTGTCCTGGCTGTTGCGGCCCACTTCGATCGAGCCCGTCGTCGTGCCCACCTGCGTGAAAGCTGCAAACGATTCGCGCACCTTCGCGATGTAGCCGTCCACGCTCTTATCGTCCGTCACGATGTCCTTGAAGTGCTCGCGCACCAGGGACTGCGCCGGCATTGGCAGTTTCGATTCCGTCAGCTTGCGTTCGAGCGTCCCCGCGAAAGTGATTTTCTTCGCGTCGGCGAGAGCTTCCTGCGCGCGCAGCATCACTTCGTTGTTCTGTCCCGCCAGCGCAGCCTTCGCCGCGTCGGAGAGAAGGTCCGCGGCCGCTCTTGCAGCGGGCGCGTCGGACAACACAGCCGCTGGTAACTTGGCCGTCACTGCTTCACTGACCTTCGCGAAGAATTCGAACTGTTTGTCCTCTGGACAATTTTCGAACTCCTTCGCAAGGTCCGAGGCGCTGCCGGCGTCGATTCTCCGGAGCGCCTCGAGCACTTTAAGAATGGATTGCTTCATGCTCGCTCCTCCTTGATTTCGGCCAGCGCCTTGCGGGCTGCCGCTTTCCCCGGGCCTTGGCCCGGGTGAAACTTTTTTCACTGCCGTACGCTGCGCGAAGGCGACCTCCGACAGCATCGAACGCGAAGCAGAGTAGGCAAGGAATTTTCCGCCAGCCCCGGCCTCGGTCACAAAATCAACGCTCATGAGCTTTCCGAGCTTCTGAGCCACGAGTGCATCCTTGCCATCGGGCTTGCCCGGGCGCCACGCGAAATACGCCAAAATCGACGCTCCGAACAGGTCAAGCTTTCCCGCATCGCGAGCCGCGACGAGCTTCGTCTTGATCTCTTTTTCGTTCTCGAACAGATGCATCATGGCCACGGCAGTATTACCAAGCAGCTTTCCGCCGTCGATGTAGCCAGCGATCCTGCCTGGATCCATCTCTTCCGCGTCAGTCTCGGGGTGCCTGCGACCGAATCGCGCGCTATTGCAGGCTTGGGCCACCTGCGCGACGGCCTCCAAAGGAAAATAGTGCGCGATGCCGCCGTGGCCGCCCACGGCCCCTCTTGCCCATCCAGACTCCATTACCTGGATCGGCCAGGTCAGCCCATCATCGGAGCCAGCGCCAGCAGCCATAAATCTCACTGACTCCTGCACGGGCACGTAGGCGGTCTCCACCTCTTGAGGCTCGCCGAACTTAATCTCGTCGCCTTCGTCGGTATAACTGATCTGATAAAGGTCGCCGTCCGGCCCGCGCGCGATCACATAATCCGGAAACGTTTCGACCAGGCAGAAGCGCCGATAGCCGCTGGTGTCCAGACCAAACCCGTCGAGCAGCGCCTGATCCAGCTCTTGCTGCTGCTCTTCGTATGACTCCTCCGGCTCTGCCGCTTCCGCCGTCTTCAAATTGTGTTCAGCCGCGAAGCCGGCCGCATCGATTCCAAACTTCTTCGCCTTGGCCAGCAATCGCTTCGCGGTTTTTGCTTTAGCGTCGGCAGGGAGCTGCGTCTGGTCGAAGCGCGCCATCGCGTCCCGGACGTGATCGGCGTCTTCATCCAGCAAATGCCAGGTGTTGATGTCCTCGAGATCGCCGACGTATGCAAACGCCGAGGCGGGATATTCCTTCCCGCCCACGCTCTTGGTTTTGGCTGCCACGGTTTACTCCTTTTCTTTTCCGCCTTCTCCAGCCGCCGCTTTTTTGCCCTTCTCTGCGGGGGCGGGCGGAATCGCAAACGAATATTTTTTCCCATCGATCGTCACGACTCGCAGCTGACTGCCGAACTGCTGGCGGAGCAAGACCTTCCAGTCCTCGATCGCCATGGCCTGCTCGTAATTCTCCGGCTCGTCCACCGCGAGCAACCTGTTCGCCTCGCGCGTGGCCACGGCCCGCTGCTCCGTCTCATCGCCGGGATAGTTCACTTCCGCCTGTTTGAACGCCTTCACGTAAGCCACTTCCCAGCGGCCGGCGAAATCTCTCGGCATTCCAGCGAAGTGCGGAGCCGATGGAACGTTCGTTTTCTCTGCCATGACATCTCCTTGCCGCGGTAGCGGCTAACAACAAAATGACCGGGTTCACCGGCTCACTGAAATTTCAAGTCCTGCGTCCTTCAAAGTCTTCGCGTTCGCCGTCGAGGGCTTAAGGTCGCTCGCGTCCATATACGGCACCAGCAAGCAGTGGCAGTTGATGGTGTTCTCCGGCGAACCGTTCGGATCGCGCGGATACATAAGGTCTTCTCCGCCCACACGGAACGGATCGCCCACTTCCTGCACCTGCTCGCTCGCCTGGATGTGCGAGAAGCGCGGCGCCATCGAAGCCATGATGTGAAGCCACTGCTTTTTCACCGCTGGAATCTTCGCCTGCAGGTCTTCGAGGCGCGCTTGGCCCGCTATCGAGTGCACGCGCAGAATTTCGTTCAGCGCGATGGTCTCCGCGCGGCTGCCGATCGCGCTGAACAGCCCGGTGAATTTATCGCCCGCGATCGCGCGGCCGATTTGCGTGATGACGTCGGAGACGCTCTGCCCGCCCAGGAACGCGCGCTGTATAGCCGCATTCAGTTTCGCGGCCGCATCCTTCGAAAGTCCGGAGACCAGGTCCGCCGTATAGCCCTGCGCGATCGAAAGCGCCGACTCGGAAACTCCCGCGAAGCTCGGCGTCGGCAATCCCGCTGCATCCAGCGGCTGGTCGATGCTGACCTCGCCCAGCTTGAAAGCCTTGTCCTGCGCCGTGTTCACGTAGTCGCCGAAATCGGTTCCGAACTTTTTCAGCGCCGCGTCGATCTCCTTCGATAGCATGCGCAGCTGCGCGCCCTGGAAGCTCGCGGGATCGACGTTCGAAATGTCGCCGATGACTTTCTTCCGCGCTTCTTCGAGCAGCGTCATCACGCGGTCTCTCACCTGCGGCCCAAACTCGCGCGCCTGCTTCACCAGGTCCGCGATCTTCGCCACGAATTGGCTCTGTGCGCTCATTGCGTCACGCCCGTCGCCGGCGCCATGTTTTTCAAGTCCTCGGCCTTCTTCAGCGCATCGGCCAGATTCGCCTGCGGCGAGAGATTGTTCTGCTGATTCGCATCGCGCTGCGTCTTGTCGGCCTGCGCTTTGTCGTATTCATCGGGGTCAACTTCCACGCCGATCTGCGTCATCACGGTGATGAAGAGCCGCGCCGCCGTCTCGGAGCGTATCCAGCCGCGATCCTCGCCTATGCCGGCCGCATTCGCTACGGTCTGCAGGGCAGTCGCGGCCGCGGCCATGTCCTTCACGCGCAGGTCCGGCACCTGCAGCTTGTAAGCCAGGTTCGCTCCCTGCGGAAGAACGCCGTGCGCCACCGCTTGCTCCAGCACGAAATCCAAAATCTTGATGGTCATGCGCCGGAAGATGTTCTGCCGGTTCGTCAGCATCTTGCCGGTAGGCCCGGCCATTTCGTCTGCTGTCGCCCTGTTGGTGTTCCCAGCATCCGCGAAGAACCATGGGGGCAGGCCAGCGCCGCCGAGGCCGTAATTTTTAACCACGCGGTCGGCGTTCTCCATGTCGCCGCCCTTCAGGTCCGGCGTCCGCGCCTCGATGGTGATCTGGTCGTTCGTCACCTCGATGCCGCCCTGCCGTGGCGGAGATTTCATCACCTGGTCGCGCAGCTTGGTCACAGCAGGGCCGTCCGCGCCCTTCGCGATGTAATGCCACACGAAGGAGTTCAGCAGCCGCACGCGGTCCGCGAAATCGAAAATCATGTTGTCGAAGACGTCGATCCAGTCCGCCAGAGAGAAGAGTTCGGAGATTCCCCGCGACGCGGACTTCGCCTTATTGATCGCGAAGTAGAAGCAGTCGCCTTTCAGCTCGCCGAATGTCGAGGCGCTCACGTCCTCGTCGACGTTGATGATCTCCAGGCGCCGTCCTCCGTTTTCGCCTACGCGCTCGCGCAGCAGCACTGCCGTCGCCAGCGTAATCTCCTGCGAGACGGCCGTCTGCATCAGGCCAAACTCCACCGCATCGATGGACTGTGGGTCGACGTAGCCGAGCGTCACAAAGCCGTCCACGGGATTCACCGCGACAGGGAGGCACAGCTCGCCGAACACAAGCGTCTCGACCGCGTACGTGTCGAGCGCCTCGTCCATATTGTTCTTCGGGTGCTTCCAGAATTTGTCGATCACTTCCTGGACTTGCGGATCTTCGGCCACCGGTTTGAAACCCTCGCCGACGATGTAGTCCACCATCACGCGCACGATCCGCTTTCCGAACGGCGTCGTCATGAAAAGGAAGAAGCACACCTGCTGCATACGCTGATGCATCGCCGGGTTAAGGTCACGCATCGTCGCCGGCGAAGTGATCCTCCGGAACTTCGCGTCCTCGGAATCGCCCGCCAGCAAGCTGAAAAGCTCCGGAGCCACGGCTTCTTTCGCGGCGGCGGTCTTCTGCTCGGATTGCAGCCGGCAGATCTTCGCGGCGTCCTTAAGATTGAGAAGCGTCAGCTCCACAGCGAGCTCCTCCCGCGTTCGATCCGCGTAATGTGTCGCGAGCCCCCGCGCTCGATCTGCGCCTGGCTTGCTACGAGCTGCGAAAGCACGCCACGCGCCTCGCGCGTCACTCGCGCGTCCGCCGCATCCGCATGCGCGTACTCCGCCGCCGGCGCTCCCGCTGCGGCAAAGTCCGCCATCGCCTTCGCCCAAAAAGAATCCGCGTGCGCGTAAACTTTTTTCTTTTTCCCGCCAGCCGTCGCGGTGTCCACTTCGATTCGCGGCGCGTCGAACTTCACCGCTCCGCCCGAATATTCTTTCTTCACCGCCTGCAGCTCCTGGCGGATTTGCAAATCGTGCGGGATGCGGTTGCGGCCCTGCTCGAAGCGCTGCTTCATGCGCACCGCCAGGTCCGTCTTTATCTTCACGCTGCCGCTCGCCGTCTGGTAAGCAGAGGGCACGTTGTCGCCCTTCGGCACGGAACCGCCAAAGTTTAAGCCCATCACTCGGCCCGGGCATTTCGAAGCGAGAAACTCGAACAAACCGAGTCCGATGCCGGTAGAGTCCATCGCCGTGCGATCGGCAAGCTTCACCCATGGGAGCAGGATGTGCGCCTGGTCGTTCGTCGCAAATTCGCCGTCCGGCGTGAAGAAGGGCACGCTGCTCAGCCGCAGGACCATCCGGGTCCAGGCCACGTCGCCGATCTCTTCATCGAGCCACGCGATCGTGCGGTCGCCATCGCGGCCCACGTCGATGCCCATCGAAAGTTTTCCAGCGGGCAGGTAACCGCTCGGCCACTCCATCGTCGCGGCGTCATCTTCTCCGCGCGCGATCAGTTCCAACGAGAGCCACGAGCCGACGGCTTTCAAGAACGCGCAGAGGAACTCCTGCGAATACGTATCCGCGTCGCCCTTGTAGAGGTCCAGCATTTCCGCCTGGTTAATCGGGCAGCCCTCGGCGATCGCCATGTTGATGTCGATCCAATGCCAGGACCACGCGCCTTGCTTCGAAGGATTCGCAGCGGGAGCCACGCCATCGGCCACGCCAAACTCGCGCGCCAGATCGAAGAACTTTCCCTGCTCGCCATTCGGCGTCGACAGGATGCGCATCTTGTGCCCCAGCGCAACCTGGCGGGAGACGGCAGCCCAGATCGAATAGGAATCCTCGTGGTGCGCGTACTCGTCGAGGATCACGTTGCCTGGATAGCCGCGTGCGGTGCGCGGATTCGAAGGCAACGCCAGGATGCGCGAGCCGTTGCCAAAGTGAACGCGCGTCACTTGAATATCGGTTGCGCCCAGCTCGTCGGCGAACAGTTCCTGCGTGACTTCCGCCACCGTACTCAATGCCTCAACGATCGGCGCGACGCCCTTCTCGATAAATTCCTGCGAACCGGATTTCGAATGGCTCAGCACCGTCCAGGTCGTTCCGGGGCGCTCGATGCAATCGAGCACGGCTTCGGCGGCCGTCGCGAAGGAGAAACCGATGCGCGCGGACTTCACTGCACCTTTGAAGCGCGAGTCGTCATCGATCCACCGCTGCTGATACGGCCTAAGCTGCAGGGCCGGCGGCAGGTTCTCGCTTGAGTGGCGGGAGCCCAAAGGTCCGCTCACGGAGACGGTTGATGTCGTCGATGGTGAGCTTCCCGCCTTTTCCGATTTTCTTTGCTGCTTCATTTGTCGATTTGTCCGCCTTGCGAATAAACTCTTCGAGCTTCTTTCGGTCCAGGTCCACTCGCTCCTTCGCGATTTCGGTTCGCTTGTCGCGCGTCAGTTTCAGCGAGAGGTCCAGCAGGGCCACGCGGAAATCTTCGGGATTGCCCCTTCGCGACAGGGTCACGTCGACGAGCGCGTTTCTCACCGTTTCGTCCAGTCCCTCGTAGCCTTCCGCGCCCAGCCTCGCGGCAATCGCCTCTGACGCCTGGCGCTCTTTTTCCATTTCCCCCATCTCTTGCTGTATGCGCACGTCGTACCAGCTGTGCAGAGTCGTATGTGGAATGCGCCTGTCCGCGAAGTGCGAAAGCGCCAGCTCCGCGTCGCTCTCTTCGAGCTTTGCCCATTCGAAGTTTTTCGTCTCTTCCTCGATCTGTTCCCAGGTCAGCCACTTCGCACGCAACGCGACAATCCGATCCCGCCACGCGGACGGTAATTTGTCGATCGCGAAAGGCTGCTGCTTTTCGCGTTTTTCCCCGGTGCGCGGCCGCCGGTATCCCGGTTTGTGCTCGCCTTTCATTCATTCCACTTCCACCGCTGCGTTCGTGCTCGTGCCTTCGACGATGTCCCGCCCGCCTGGCAAAATCTGAATCATGCGGATCGCGGTTGTTCCCGTCATGCGGTTCCGCTCCGTGTGAAAGCTCACCAGCTTCCGCTCCTCGAGGTCCTGCAGGATTTCGCGCACCAGATTCACGTACACGTCGAACTGCAGCCGCTCCAGCACGCCCGTCAGCGTCACGTCGTCCAGCCGGTGCTTTTGCGCCTCGTGGTTTTCATAGATCAGCTTCAGCACCACGCCGCGAAGCCGCCTCTTTTGCTGAGGGCCGGTGATCATTGCAGTGGCGCTCCTCCCACATGCGGCAGCCTTCGCAAGATCTCGTCGCTCTGCCGCGCCAGGTGATTCAGCGTCAGCTCCTGTTCGCGCGCGCGCTGTTCCAGCGCCTCGTCCCGTGTGCTGATCTTTGTCACCAGCTCGCCGACGTTGTGCGCCAGCTGCTCCGAAGCCACCACGGACCGGACGTGCGCGGAAAGGAACGCGTCGGCTTTCCTGCTGGCGATCATCATTCCGACGATCAGCGCCGAAAATCCCAGAAACCCTCCGCTCAAAAGCTGCGGCACGAATTCCGGCCGCGCCATCAGCGCCTTGATCGCCGCGATCCCGAGCACGAGTCCCGCGCCTCCGCCAAAAGCTCCCAGTGTCCACTGCCAGCTCTTCGTCTTGAACGACGTCTTTACGTCGGCCATCAGCGCTTGCCCTCCGCGCTCTTGCGACGCCCGGCCTTGCGACGTTCAGCGCACCCTTCAATGCTCAGCGCATGCTTCAGCCAGCGCCAGCCGCGCGCGACGCGCCGTTCGGAATTTCGCCTCTCGCTCATTTCTGCGGTTGCCCTCCGGCCAGCAGCTCCGTCTTCCGGTCGCTTCCGCGAGACGAACCGAAGTAGTAGCTGACGACTCCGACCCATGCCGTCCCGAGCGTGCCAACCATGATGTTGGCCATGTCGCGGGCCTCTGCCTTCACGCCATGCCCGAACACGAAAAACAACGTGGCGAAGAATCCCGACGTGATGGCGAATGCGAGTATCGCGGGAACTTTGTCCTTTACGGCGATTTCGCGTTTGCGCGCGGAGTCCCTGTCGTCCGACATGATCTTTTCGAGGTCGTCGACGGAGTTGATGTCCAGCTGCTTCATCTGGATGGCAAACTGCTGCTCGCTCGTCTTCAGGTCCGCGAGGAATTTTTGCTGGTCGGGAGATTTTGCAAAGGCAGCGGCCAGGTCTTCCGCGCTGCCGATGGGCGTCCCTGCTATGGCCTTCAACACAGTTCCAGCCATCATGCCGACGGGTCCGCCCAGTTGTAGCGCGCTACCAACGAAGGGCGCAGCCTTCTTCAAAAATCCGAGGACATTAGCCATTGCCTGCGAGGCTCCCACTACTTATAAATCTTGTTGAACATCCCGCCGACGAGCAGCATAGCTCCGCCGATGATCACGCCCGTCGTAGGAAAGAATCCGTGCACGCCCTTCCAGATCGTCACCGCTAAAATAAAGAGCGCGACAACGCGAACGAGCGCCCTCAATCCCGCGAAGAGCTTCTCAAGGCGCGCTCCGGCCACGGCGTCCGCTAGCAAGAGCAGCGCTCCGGCGATCAGGCCGGCTGTCGGAAAGCCTCCATGCACGCCCTTCCATACAGTGATCGCCAGCACGGCAATGCCGAGGACCCTGAGCACGAATGGCAGGTAGACGTTCTGTTCGATCTTGTCCACTTCGCTCACGATTCCCATGCGTTCCTCCTCTAGAGACATCCCTGCCTCTTCATCTGAAAAAAGAAAAGCGCGTCACCAGCAAAATGCACCGCGAAGCTAGCCACGAAAATCAATTCCAGTGGGCCGGCGCCAGCCCGCGCCATGAGCACGATCAGCGTCACGAGCGCGACGACGAAGCCCACGATCTGCATCGGCAGTCCAATCTTCGCCAGGTCCTTCATCGCGCCACCCGCAGCTTCTCGCAGCCTTTTTTCCACGTCATCGTCAGGCCCGTGCAATGCAGGTGATCGAGGTCGGCCCCGCTGCATTCCGTTTTATCGGTCTTCCCCACGGAGACTATGCAGTCGCGTTCCACGATCAGCATCGCTGTCCGTTTTGCCTCCGCGTGGCGCTCCGCTCCGCAGCTCCCTAGAGCCATCGTCGTCATTACGGCGCAAATGAAAAATGTCCTCAATCCGCTCTTTCCGCTCCGCCGCTAATGTCCACGCCCTTCTGCCCGCCGCAGCTCACCACTTCCCAGCCCATCAGCGGATGCAGCTCGAAACCGTTCTTCGCCACGCCAGTCTGCCCATGCAGAAAATCGAAGAAGCCCACGCCTCGCGCCTTGATGCACGTCGGCTTTTCCAGTCGCTTGAATTTCGCCGTCGGCTTCCCAAAGTCGTTCGCGAACTTCGCCTGCAGCGTATCGAAGAGATCTTCCAGCTTTCCGCCGGCCGCTTGCTTGGGCGCGCATTTGCCGGAAGGAATTTCCGCGATCATCGTCGCCTTCGCGTTTCGCGGGTCAGCCAGCACGATGTGAAAGTCATCGTCGTCCTCGGCCTTGTATCCCACGATCCGCGCCGTCACTTCATAGGTCAGCTTCTCTTCGGGAAAGCGTGTCTTCTCCGCCGCCTGCAGTTGCGCGCGCGTTGGTGCGGGCCGGTTTGTCAGATCGCCGATCGTCGCGGAGACCGGTGCATGCTGCGAAGCGGGCACGCCGCCGGGATCAGCCAAAGTCTTCACGGCCCAGCGTTCGAGTCCGCAGCTCGGCGCTGCGATGGCCAGCAGCGCCTGAAATCCCAGGAGGACCACCGTAAAAGAAACTGCCCGAGTTCCTCCACCTCTCGATTCACCTCTATCCGCAGCGCCAGAAACGTTTTTGTTGAGGTATGCAGTCCCTGCCTTCCCCATGCTGCGGTCCTCCTAAGCCTTCTTCTGCGCAGTGCCCTTGACGTCGTAGTCGCGCAGATGGAATTGGGTGATCAAGCTCGCCAGCTCTTTCGGATAGGCCGGGTCTGTCGAGTAGCCGCATTCGTAAAGCTTCGCGGCGAAAACAAAAGGGTCGTCGGAGTCGGCCATGGCCGGGCTATAGCGCGCGCTCTGCGAGAGCAGCGAGGCATGCGCGGTGAAGCACTGCGCCTCGGTTGCGAACTTGCGGAATCGCGCCAGCTCTTTTCCCGCGATGCCGTTGCGAAACTCCACGGTCTTGAATTCCGCGTAGTCGTCCGCGCGCCGCGCCTTGATGCCGAAGAAATTGTTGGCTTGTTTTGCCAGTCCAGATTCGCCCCAGCCGGATTCGAGGATGGCCTGGGCGATGGTGATGCTTGCGGGGACGCCGGTCTGCGATGCGCCCATCTGCGCCGCAGGAGCGATCCGCGTGATGAAGGCGAGCTGGTCACGCCGATTCACACCGTTCGCTTCCGCCAGGCACGAATCACGGCTCTCATACGTGCAAATTTGCACAGTTTTTGCGGAGCCGTGCGTCGTTTGCGTTATTTTCTTGGGAACAGTTGCTGCAAAAACTTATTTTTGGCTCACGTTATATTCGATCACGGAGTCGTATTCGATGCGCCACCAGCCGCGTTCCGTGATGCGCCTGGCGCGCAGCGTTCCCGCTTCGCAGAGCCGCGCCACGGTGTCGTGCGAGACGTTCAGAATGCGCGCGGCAGTCTTGACGGTCACCTCGGTGATGCATGCTCTCGCCGCGATCATCGCGCCTCCGAAATAATCGGTGGCGCCAGTTGTTCGGCCACTGGCGCCGCCGTCATGCTCGCCCGCGAGTCGCTCTTATTGGTGGCGGACTCTGCTCGGCGCAGCATACTTTTCAAAACCCAGATCACGCGGTTCGCTTCTGCCAGCGTGCGGATCGCATGGCTACTCACCGGCGATTTGCTCGATCTCACAAACGCGTCGAGGCGCTCGCGCGTCCAGCCGAGCTTGCCGAGCAGAACGTCCAGTAGCCGCCAGGTTTCCGCATCCGCCATGCGCACTTCTGCGGACTTGTGCGCACTTAGCCGGCCAGCGGTTCCGTAGGCATGCGCCGTCCGCTGCCAAGGGCGCCGCGTCTTCAGCAGCTCCGCGGGCAAATGTTTCTGCACCGCGTCGATCGCCGTCTTCGCTTCGTCCGCGCGCAGCTCGTTAAAGGAAGAGATCTGCCGTCCGATCGCGCCGGCCACCCATCCCAGCCGCGCCTCGCGGTCCTTCGCATCCAAACTGGCGTGGCGAGCAAACATTCCCCAAAGCGTCTGCAGCCGCTTCATCTGCTTCCCGGTGATGGGCAGTTTTTCAGCCATCGGTGTAATCGCAGAGGACTACGCGCTCAATCTGAGTCCCCTCAACCTCCAGCTCTTCAACAAGGACCCACGCGTCAAAGTTCGCGAAGTCACTAAGTACGGCACTGTCCGCTTCGTCGGCCTCGGCCTGACTTGCGAAAAATTTTGGACGGCCTGGGTCCGTGAACTGATATCTTCTCTTTTCCTCTGCAACTGCCAGCTCCTCGGCCCGCGCTAGGTCCCGCGCCACAACTACGAATCCCCCTGCGGCGAACTCCCAGCTGTCGCTAGGCTTCAAAACAAAGATCTTCATGACCGCGCACCTCGCGCACGATTCTATCGCGTCAACAATTCCGAATCTCGCCGTTCGTCACATAAAAGTGCGCGCCGCATCCCGCGCCAGGCAAAAGGACAGACGGCGTCAACGTCAGGTCCGAGTAGCCGCTGCCAGTCTGTGGCCAGCGTCCAGGCCCGGGGTCGACGCCTGCAGGAACTTGCGGCTTCCAACAAACGATCGCGTGCGTTCCTATCGGACCAGCGTTCTTTTCGAAGCAGACCGGGCAGAGGAATTCGATGCCGTCGGCCTCGGTCATGTTCTCGACGTAACGCCAGATCTCGCGCCCGTCCTCCGGCATCCGTTTCAGGAACTGCGGTGAAAGGTCCGTCAGCCGCATCGACCCTCCGGAAAACCAGGCTTCGGCATGCCCGCCGCGAGCCGCAGAAAGAACCCCGGCCGCGCCGTCGCCAGACCGCCCAGGACATTTGCCAAACTAGCCGACTTCCCGGCCGGGATGCGGGAGAACCTAGTAGAATGCTCCCTGGGAGCATTGGACGCGCCCTGTGTGCGCCCCTTGGCCTTCCTACGTCGCATCGCTTTCCTCTCCAGCAGGTATCCGAGCCGCTTCGTATGTTTTGCGCTGCAGCACCTCTGCCAGGCCCTTCTCGGATAGAAGCTTTTCGAGCACTCTCCGAACCTCTCCAAAGCGCAGACCAGACGGGGACTCATCCTCTGCCTCCACGTTCCCAAAGCCGTATTTTTCGAGCCATTAAGGCGTCAGCGTCTTTCTCACTTTCACCACCGCGTCGAACTCCCAATGCCCCACAAATCCTCCCGCCGCCGAGAGGTCCACCACGATCCTGTAACCGGTCCCGACCGGCGGATTGAAAACGCTGGTCACCAGAAAGGTGTAGTCGCCATTCGAGCCCCCGACGTAGACGGCGCTAGCCGTCGTCGCTCCGGCCGGTCCAATCACAACGGGCGTCGCGGTCTGGTCCAGCACCTGCACCGTTCCGGCCGCGCTGTTGATATACGTCGGATTCGGATTCATCGTCACGCCATCCAGCAGCTTCGCCGTTGAGCCGTCGATCAGTCCGAAGAGCGCGTAAGTCTGATTGTTCTTTTGCGTCAGCGTGTAGATCATCAGCTCACCGTTCCTTCACCCCTCACCATTCCTTCACGATAATCGCGAATCCAGAAGCCGAAAGAGTCGAGAGCGTCGTGCATCCCCGCGCGGCCAGTCCGCTCACCGTTATCGCCTGGCTCGCCGCCAGAGACTGTTGCATCGCGAAGCCTCGCTCAACTCCCACGAACGGCCCAGGCAGCGCCATCATGAAGATTCGCCAGCTGAAAGGCTCCGCCTGTGTATAGCGGTTGAACGCCGTCCGCCCGGGGTTCGCAGTCCATCCCGCGATCCATGAAGGCGCGACCACTGCAGGAATCGCTTTGCCCGGAGCGGTGAAAGGGTCCGCCGCCGTCGTCGCCATCTTGATCGCCGGCCGCGCATCGGTCGATGTCCACGCCGAGATCGAGGGCAGCGTTCCAGCCGCGGTCAGAACTTTTTCCGGCGCGGCAAAGCTCTGCCCTTGCGAAAACTTTGGCGAAGAAATGGGCAAAGGTTCCGGCTGAGTCCAGCTAGTCACAAGCACAAGCGCGGGCGCGATGATGCCGAATTTATCCGGCGCGGAAAATGACCCGCGATCGTAGTCGAGCGGCTGCGCGTTCTGCCCCGGCGTTGGCGTCCAGCAGCTCAGCGTCACTGCCGCGGGCGGCAGCGTCTTCGCCGGCGCCGTGAAAATATCCGCGAGCGTAAATGTCGGCCGCACCATCGGCAGCGGGTCGGGCTGCGTCCAGCCCGGCAGAAAAACAATCGCGGGCGTCGTGATTCCTGATTTGTCCGGAGCCACGAACGAGCCGCGATCGTAATCGAGCGGCTGCGCATTCTGTCCCGGCGTCGGCGACCAGCAGCTCAATGTGATGGCCGCAGGCGGCAGCGTCTTCGCCGGCGCCGTGAAGATATCTCCCCGCGCGTAGGAAAGCGCGATCTCCGGCTTCCCGTCCGTCGAAAACCATCCTGGCTCGAAGACTGTGGCCGGCACGCTGATGTTGAATTTCGCCGGCGCACAGAAAGACCCCACGTCGTAGCGCAGCGGCTGCGCGTTCGGCGCCGGATCCGCCGTTCCGGCCACGATGCGCGGCAGCATTGCCAGCGTCGGCCGCACCTGGGTCACAAAATCCGGCGGCGCATATCGCAGCACGATCGCGCCCGCCGCGGGCTTCGTCAAATCGGCGGCGAGGTTCGGCAGCGTACCGAGCGTCGGCCGCACCTGGGCCACAAGGTTGCATTGCGAATAGCGCAGCACGATCGCAGGCGCAGCGGGTTTGGTCAGTTCCGCCGCAAAGTTAGGCAGCGTCGCTAGCGTCGGCGCGATCTGCGAGACGAATGGCTGATAATGCCTCGGCATCAGTAGCCCACCATGTTCGGCTGGAACGTGCTAGGCCCGGGGCCAGGCACGAGGTTCGGATTCACCACCGGCGGAGTAGGCGGCAGGAAGACGTCCGCGATCGTCGCCCAATTTCCCGCGCCGCCGCCGTTCGAGGTCCAGGTGAATGTCGCGGAGCTCGCAGCCGCATTCGGAATTCCTGCCCAGCCGTTGTTCTGATCGTTCGGCCAGGGCGATGTTTCCGGCACGTCTGCGCTCGCCAGAAAGATCGAGCCGCCTCCTGTCACCGCGTTGATGGTGTTCGAGGCCACGCCCAGCGTCGAGAGCACGTATCCACCAGAGCGCGACGGCGTGATCGCCGCGCCGGTCAGCGAGCCCGCCGAGCCCTGGCTGCCGCTGGCCGTATGCCGCCCTGCCGTCGAATCATAAGGCGCCGTCGTCGAAGCGCCCACAAAATCGAAGAGCTGAACTGTCGAGCCGGAGACCGGACTTCCCGTGTAAGTAATCGTCGGCCCGGTCATCGTCGTAGAGGTCGTGGGGTTCACTGCGTAGTAGTGCCGCACATTTCCCGAATCGAGATTGCTGAAGGCCGCGCCGGTATTCGAATAGGTGTTGCTGTTGCCGTCGGCGATCGCGGAGATCGTCAGGTTCGGCTCCATGATCGTCGAGACGACCAGCAGATTTCCGCTGCACGGAAATTGCAGCGCCACGGGGCTGCCCGAGCCGGGCGGAATCGAGTTGTGCTGGCATCGCTGGCAATACATCCCCGTGGGCGCCGTTCCCGCGGCGGCGGACTTCAGCGCGATCGCGATGCTGTTCCAGGAATTCGTCGGGCTCATCGTCAGCGTCGGGTTCAATGCGCCCGCCGCCGCTTGGACCTGAAACTGCGCCACGGTCGAGTCGAGAATATCCGTGTGCAGCAATTTCCAGGGGCTCGATCCCTGCGTAAAGGAAGTGATCGGGCTAGAAGTGGTGTCCTGAATCGCGTACTGATAAATCAGATCGCCGGCCGTCTGCGTGGTAAAGCTCGCCGCGGTGATGGATGTTCCCGAGCCGGAGTTCGAAGTAGGATTCGCGCCCGCGCTGACGGTATCCTTCGCCGAAGCAAGCGCCGCCGTCGAGACGTTGTAAAATTCCGTCGCGCATCCGGAGACGAAATCCGTGGCAGTCGAGAAGTGCACAGTGATGGCCTGCACGCCGGCCGTAGCGTTCGTGCAGACGAACATAGTCACGCGCTGATTTCCGTCGCTGTTCGACCCGGCTTGCGTGTAGGTGTTGGACTGGTCGTCCGTCACCGTGGGCGTCACGCCGCCGGCCGCGCTGTTCACGCACACGATGATGCAGTTGTTCGCCAGGCTCTGCTGCATGAAGCGAATCAGGTAGGTGCTGACCGTAGTTCCGCCGTTCGAGTTGTGCGCGCTCGAATGGCTGACGTGCTGGACTAGGGTCGGCGTCGCCACTTTTTAATAGGCCATCGTCACGGTAAATTTTTGGCTTGCCAGCGAATTGTCGGTAACGCGAAACACCACCGCGTCTGTCACTGCCTGAAGATGAGCGAGATCGACACCCACAGTGGTGAAGACAAATGGCCCCAGGTTCGCGCCGGTGGAAAGCGTGATGGTGACGGAGTAAAGCGAATTCGGCGCGAGCGGCGTGGTCAAGCTTACGTGGCCGGCTGGTCCGAAAGGCTTCATCGCTAGTACGACGTCAGGCCCTCCGAGGACCGGCTGCGAAAGCACGACGGTGCCGGCCAGCGTTGCCCCGTTGTCCCACTTCGCCGTCAGCCCAAGCTTCGTGCTCGTTTGCGCCCGCAGCGAAGGAGCAAATCCGAAACATAGAAGAGCAATAGAAAGTGGAAAAAACGCTCTCGCATTTTTTTGCATGCCCGTGACTCCGTTCTTCATTCGATCAGTCCAGCCGACCTCAGAAAGCGGTCCCGCGTTTCGATTTCGACGAGCAGTTGCTCAGCCGTCACGCAGTTGCCCTTCGCGTGGCACTGCGGACAGACCAGCGACCAGCATCGGTGGCAGACCGCTGGAGGCTGATGCGTGCGCAGCAGGATCGTTCCGCGGGTCTCTTCGGGCTCGACGAAGTGGATCCCGCTGCAATGGCCGCACGTAAAAGTCTTGAAGACGAACGTCTTGCCGAGGGCTGTCACGACTTCCGTGACACCCTCGGCTTTTTTGTTGTAGCTGGCTTCCATCGGACGTGCGCCTCGGAACTACTCCTCGTGGTTGAACTGCGCAGCGGCCACGCCGGTGTAAGCCGGAGCCACGGAGCTCAGGCAGGCGACGCCGATACCGTTAGCGGCCGTCGCCGGCGCGCAGATCTGCGCGCCTTCCGTCCAGGGATTCCAGGTGTAGGTCGCGCGCTGGTTAAGGCCCTGATCGAAAAGCGAAGAGTTCGCCGTGTACGTCGGCTCGGCCGAAGCGTTCGTTCCCGCGGCGGCCGCCGCCGTAGAAGGGTCCGTCGGGTCGATGTTCCGCGGCGTCACCGCCGTGGTTGTTCCCGCCGCCGTGAAGCGCTGGATGATCCATTCCAACACGCCGTCGGCTGCCGCTCCCAGCGTCGAAAGAACAAACCCGAATATCTTGGGACGCACCGTCGCGGCGCTCGTCAGGACCAGCGGCGTCTTGAACGAGCTGCTTACCGCGGCGATCGTGCCCGGAGAAAAGAACCTTCTTGCCATAGCTTTCTCACCTCATCTCCTTGAATTTTTGCTGCCGTGCTTCTTGTTTTCAAAATCTACTGCGAGACCGTGCCCCCGGTGATTTTCTGCTCTGGAGCCGCGGCGACTTCATCCAGGGGATGCTTCTCCGCTGCTCCTGCCATTCCGTGAACCACGATGTATCCGCGGTCCTGGTAGTGCCGCAGCGCGTTCGCGTCTCCTCTGGTGCCGCGGACGAGGTTCTCGCCGGGGATCGATTCGATGACGGCCGCGGCTTCTTCCGCCGAAAGCTTCAGCCATTTGCCCTCGAATCCCTGGTCGATCAGTTGCTTCGCTGACGTGATCATTTCCCATGCCTCCCTTTTTCAGTCTTTGTCTTTTGGCCCATAGTGCTTCCGCGCATTCTCGACCATCACGCCGCTGTTCCATGCGGCGTTGAACGCGGGAATCACCCACCAAAACTTGTGCTTCGCGTCGTCCCGGTCTTCGATCCGCTTGATTTCGTAGGACGGCAAAATCAGGAAGCCGGTCATGCCCTGCCGCACCACTTCGCGCTGCGTGAACGGCCCATAGCCGCCGTCGGTGCAAGGCCCGATGCCGTGGTCAGCGCGGCATCGCACCAGCGAGCGCGTCGCCGCGATCGAGAGGCCCACGCTCAGTGCGGTCGCGACGAGAAACTTTTTGTCGAATACGCGGTGCTTGATCACTTTCAGTGCCTGCCCATTGGCGGAGCTGCAGAGAATCAGAAGGGCCGCGAGGATGGTGAGCAATTTGCGAATCATCAGTTTTCGCACCTCGCTCAAAATCTATTCGCCATGCTGGGAAACCGTGCGTCGTTTGCGGCATTTCCAAAGTCCTTTTCCCACCTGGTTTGCGCTTCTAGGTATCGCTCCAGCGATTCCTTATTCACTTTCCACCAGCCGCGCGGCGAGCTCCTCCGCGCCTCGATCATGTGTTCCTCGATCCAGCGCAGCACGCTGTCCGCGGAGCAGCCCGCAATCCGCGCCGCCGTGCTCACCGAAATTTCTGTCCCGCGGTCAGTCATCGCACTCCCACAGCGCCATCACCATCCGCGCGATCTTCCGCCCGTCGAGTTCTGGCGCGCTCCGCTCGATCGCGCGGATGATCCGTTCCTGCGCCACCACCGGCGCGCAGTAGTCGTAGCCGCCAGGCGAATTCATCGCCACAAGCGCGCGGCGATAACTGCGCACGACCCGCTCCCGCCGGTGATGGCTCTTCAGGTTCACGCCGCCGATGCTCCGCTCTCCCGCTTCCTCCGCGGCTTGGCCGTGTTCCTCGAGATCCGTCTCAGTACGTTAGGAATATTTTGAAAGCGCGCGCAGCTAAGAAGCGCGTTCAGCTTCCTCAGCTCATCGCGCACTTCTTCCATGACGTTCCGGCAGCTCTCCATCATTTCCAGTTGCTCAAAACCGCTCTTGTACAGATAGGACGGCCGGTGCTTTTTCAAGTTGCGCGTTGTCTCGCTCATGCTGTCGCTCCTCGCATCCACGACGGCCGCCCGTTCGCGCACTCGCGCTCGTTCGGCGCCGGCGTCGGAATCCCCAGCGCCTTGAAAATCTCTTCCTCGCTCTTCGCGCGGATCAGCCGCGAGTTCAGCGTCCGCTGCGCGATGTGGTCGTACTGCCCAGGCACCTCGAGCCCGGAGCCGTCGGCGTGCAGCTTTCCGCCGCAGGCTCTCGCTCGCGCGCACATATATATGTTGTGTTCCGCCGAGCCGGTCCGGATCAGCAGCAGCGTCGCCCAGCTCTCCTCTGTCGCCACGTACACGTCCACGGAAATCAGCTTGCTGCCCATCCAGGCTTTCCCGCGGAGCAGCCGCTGCCCTTCCGCCGTCATCGAGGCGAAGTAGCCGCACAGCGCTTCGTAAAAATCCGTCTCCGCCAGCTCCGCCGCGTTTCCGAAGAGAGACTTCCTCGATTTCATCTTCGGGATCACCACCAGGTCGATGTCCTTCACCCACGGCTTCCCGCGCCGGATCGAGCCGGCAATCTCGATGCGCTCGCAGAGCGGCCCAAAAGCCTGCGCGATCTCCAGCGCCTTTTTTCCTGCCGCCTCTAGCGAAAATCTCTCATTCATTTCCGCAGCCTCGTGGTGTTCACCCGCAGCCATTCGATGGCGTCGTCCCAGGTGTTTGCGTAGCCCTCGCGCCGATAGAGCGCCGTGCGCGTTTCCTTTGGCAGCGCGAAATAACAATCGCGGCAGAAACTTTGGCCGCGTTCCTTTGCGCCGCCGCAGACGCACGCCTGGCCGGCCAGTTCGCGGAACGCCTGCTGCTGCAGCGATTCGTTCATTCGCCCAGCTCCTCGTCCAGTTCGTCCAGGTCTTCGTCCGCTGCCGCCTGCACGCGAGGGCAGCCAGTCACGGGACATTCCCAAATCGTCCGCTTCGCACGGCGCCTCTCCGTGGCGGCGGCTCGTCCGCCTGCCATCACAAACGGCCGCACTGATTCCTTCGCAAGCATCTCTGTCCCTACGTGCAGCGGACATTTCACGGCAACACCACCACGTTTCCTTGCGTCTGTGCGCCGACGACGGCTGGCGTATTTGTCGAACGGCAAAACAGCACTCCGTCGCGGAACAGTTGCCCGACAGGAAGATGGAGACGCGCGAGCTCATCGGCGGCCAGGTCAGGCAAAGTAATCGTGGTCGTCTCCTTCGTGTCGGTATCCTCGATTTTTATTTCCACTCGATAGCTCATGCGGCCCCCTTCAGATTGAGCACGCGGCAGTACCAGCAAAGCTCATCGCAGACTTTGTTGAAGTGCCGCGCCAGATCGGTGTTCTTCATCGCGCGCCACTGGTGGTGCCACTTCCCGAAGACGTGCACCACGCTTCCGCCTGTCACTTCGTAGAAAAGGCCCTCGCGGCAAACGAAAGAGATTCGCGGCCAGGTCCTCGGCGTGTCCGTGCATTCCGCGAGCTTCGTGCACGTCCCACGCAAATAAAAAATCACCGTGTTGTGGTAGCAGCAGTAAGGCTGCAGCCGGTCCGATGGATTGACCGAGAGCGGCTCCAGCAGATAGACCAGCTGCTTGTGGCTCTGTTCCCATTTCAAATCCGCGGCCCACTGCACCATCCAGCCGTGCGGCGTCCACGCATTCATCGAAAGCTCGTCCCAAAAGCACCACGGCAAATGCCGCGACATTTCCTGCGTCCACCTGCGGCCCTGCCGCACGACGACTTCCTCGGTGCGCGTCGAGGCGATATGTGCTGCGCTGCTCATGCAACCCTCATCGCGCGGCGAGCGATCTCGCCGCGGTTGCGCTCGCATTTTTCACAGCTCCGCTCGTCGATTCGGTTCATACGCGCGCCTGGGTTCGCGCGGAACTCGCTACGGACGACCCTCCTAAGGGCGGCCAGAAATGCAGCGCTTCTGTCGCCGTAGCTCAGCGTAGTAATGTTCAGCTCGCGCATCGTGCGCGCAACGAGCTCGTCGGCCTTCGCGACGCAGCACTCGAAGCAGAGCACCGGAGCCGTCGCCGCCGCGATCTGCTGCTCCGCCGCCACTGCGTCCAGATCCGCCGCGCTCGGCAATCCCTGCGTGATCATGCGCGCCTCCGTTTCCACGGCTTCGCGTCGAGCAACTTCACATCCCACGATCCCAAGAGCACAGGCGTTCTCTCGTCCTTGACCAGGCAGCGCGTGTTCGTGCAGACCGTTTTTCCCGTGTTGGCCCATCCGCATTTCGTGAAGTACGTGTGGCTGTTTCCATTCGCGTCCACCGAGACGATGCAAATCGAGCATCCGGAGCGATCCGTGCAGCCGCAGAAGCGGCACCGGCCACGCGCAATTCTTCCTCGCGCGCTCACGCCGCCCCCTTCGCGAGCTTCCTCAGCCGTCGCTCGATTGCCAGTCGCACGCTTTTCTGCAAGCCGTAAACTTTGAGAGCGGCTCGGCACTGCGCCGCGTCGAAGTCCTTCACGCAAGCCAGCCGGCTTTCGGCATCGACCCAATATCCGTAGGTGCACTTGAACGGGCTGTCCTTCACGCGGCCTCCTTCGGCTTCTCCGCATCGAGCTTCAGCATCGCCTGGCCAAACATCCGCGCCACGAGTTGCTTGCCCGTCAGCGCGCGCAGCCGCCGCAGCAGCGCGTAGACTTCGCCCCACAGCGGCGTAATCGCCAGCTCCAGGTCGTTCGCGTTGGCGATCAGAAAATAGCCGCATGGCTTTCCGCGCGATCCGCCGATCGGAATCTTGTGCAGAAGCACCGCCAGCTCCACCACTCCGGAGATCTCCCGCCGCGTCTTCTCGCACCATTCCATTCCCGCCGCGTGCGCCACGTCCTCGCTGCGGATCGCCTTCGCCGCGCCTTTGTGTCCCGCAATCACGCGCAAGATTTCCTTATCTCGCTCGCCGAAGACGTCGGACTGCAGCGCCGCCGTCACCAGCGCGTCCAGCTCGCGCCAACGATCGAAGTGCGTCATCCCGAGTTGAAGCTGCTCGCTCATTGGTCGTGATGGTCCTCGCGCCACTTCTGCGGGACGCCGAGCGCATCATCTGCTTCTGCCGTCGGTCGGGGGACGATCGAGCGGTCGCGAACGTGATAGCCGTGCCCCGTACCATCGCGCTTCCACTCACGCGCGCGGTTCACGGCCATCTTTCTTTCAACTTCGATGGTCAGCTCAACGCCTAGCCGTGTCGCCAATCTCGCGAGGACAATCACAACGTCCGCCATTTCCTCCGCCGCCTTAGGGTGTCTATCGTCCGCCGTGAGCGCGCGCAGCAGTTCGGCCATCTCCTCATTCGCCCGCGCGGCCACGCGTGCGTTCGATCCAACCGGCCCAAAGGCTTCCTCGGCCCAATCGCTGATGCTTTGCTGCGTTTCCATCGCCTCACCTCGAAAACTTTCCGGCCGGAGCAGCCCAGCCCCCTTAGGGCACGGTCTGCTCCAGCCGCTGTTCCGCGTCCAGCTAGGCGCGGAATCTCTCGCTTCACAAACTCGCTTCGGCGCTCCGCTTCAGCAGCTCCGCTTTTTTCTCCAGCGGCATCGCGGCCCACAGCGCTTCGCAAAGTTCTTCCATCGCAGTCGTCGCGCCGTTGCCGTTCGAGGATTTTGTTGCCGCTTTCGCGGTCCGTCCTCTCTTCGCCGCGCGCGTCTTTCCGCTGACGTTGACGATGTCGCGCACCGTCCCCCATCCGACGCCATGCTTCATCGCGATCGCGTTCAGGTTCGTTCCGTCGGCCGCGTCCTTCCGGATCGCCTCTCTGGTCGCTTCGTCGATTCGTTTCGCCATCGTTGTGTCCTTCCTTTTCTCTTTCAGAACTTCCGCCGCCAGCTGCGTCTTCACGCCCTTCGAAGGTTTTTCGCGGAAGCACTCGTCGCACATCAGCGTCCCCGCCACTTCGTGGCTCGCGATGCTCAATCGTCCGCGCGCCTTGCAGGGCATGCACCATTCGAGCGCCATCAGCAGCTCCCGCTGCACACGCCGCAGACCAGCACCACGCGCGCCGCGAATTTTCCGTCTCGCCGAATCACGTTTCTCTCCATCGGCTTCAGCGCTCCGCGCCCAGCCCGTCCGGGCAATCCTGGTCCGCCACAAAAGTGGCAGCGCTTTCGCGTCGCGCGATAGCGCCGCTGTCTCCCACGCCGCGCGGCGTCGGCATTCTCTTTGCGCCATCGCGCCGTCGCCCGCAGGGATTTCCGGTGATTCGCCGGCTTGCTGCGCCACACGGCGCTCTTTTCCGCGTGCGCTTTCCGGAACTCTTCCTCGCGAGCTCTCTGCCGCCACCACGCTCGCCAGTAGCGTCTCTTGAACGCCGCGCTGCTCCAGCACCGCCGGAACGTTTTCGGAAAGCGGATCGGCAGTTGTCCCGCAGTCCTCACGCCTTCACCGCCATCGCCTCTTTTGCCTTCGCTTGCTCGGCCGCGGCGTCGCACTCCGCGCATTTCGTTCGTCCCTCGCGGTTGATGAACCAGGCATGCTCCGTCTTGCAGCTTAGGCAGCGCACCGGCAGCCGCAGCAGGACGTGGATCGTCCCGTCCGGCAGCGACTTCCACTCCTCGATCGCGCTGGCCATTTCGAGCGTCACGATGTCCATCGTGTGCGTCGTCCTTGCCGTCGCGTTCATTGCAGCCACCGTCCGCGCGCCGCAGCGCGCCCATCGAACACTTCCTGCTCGCGAGCAACATCTCCAGGAAGGCCGACGGCTGCAGTCGGAGGCTTAGGGCGTTCATTCTTTGAAAGCCCCTCGCTAACCTTGTCGGCCCGTTCGGCCTTCCCGAAGCTCTTTAGAAATCCGAGTGCGCGGCGCCCGAGCCAGCGCACCGCGCCGAGAATCAGCGCCGCGTAGATCAGCACTCCCACGAGCACGGCGATGATCGCGCCCGTAGACACGCCCACAAATACGGCCACGGGCATCAGCAGCGCCGTCGCCAGCGCCTTGAAAAATTTCTCCGCCCCGCCGATCGCTTTGTAGGTCATCGCCAGTCGTCCCTCCGGTCTAAAGCGGAGCCTTTCGGTTTGCCCAGGCCGCGCCTTCATTCGCCGCGTTCGTGATGTGCGGCACGCAATAGCGGAAGCTCGTCACCACCGCGCCAAGCTTCGCGGCCACCTCGAAGGCCGTCTGAATGCCCAGGCAGATCCAGCTCGTCGCGATGTCCGTCCTCGCGGCCCATCGGCGCACGACCTCTTCCTCCGTCGGCTCGCGTGCGTCGCCCAGCTTCGGCCGGTAATAAAGTTCCGCGCGGCTCTGTCCGCTGGCCTTCATCTGCTCAAGAAAGAATTCGCGGATCTCCGCGAAGCGCTGCTCCACGTTCTTTCCGTTCCGGTCGCGCTCGTCGCTCACGCGGCCTGCTTTCTGGTGGGCGCTGGCTTCTCCGTCTGAAGCAGCACCGGCTGAAGCGGACGCCGGAACGTGTAGACCCACAGGTAAAGGTCTCCGCGAAAGAGAATCGAAAGGCGCTCGCGCCAGGACAATCGCCAGCGCGTGATAACCGTCTCTCCGCCGTCGATGAGCAGCGCTGGAAGCGGCTCGTACTCTGGCTGGTCCTTCGCGTAGACGACCTCTTGGTCCTCGAATCCTGGGACGACCGGCGATAGCGATTTCATGCCGCGCTCCGAATCTCTTTGATCGCAAAGCCCACTTGCACCTCGAATCCCGCCTTCGAATATTGAAACTGCTTCCGCTGCAGCAGCTCCTCGATCGGCGGCAGGTAGCCGCCTCGGACCGGCGTGTCGCAATAAATTTCGCGGAAGCCGAGCGCCTCGGCCGAGAGCAGCAAATGGAGATTCAATCCGTAGACTTTTCGCGCGCGCAGGAAGTCGCGGCCGTTCCTATAGATGTAGAGCACCTTGCTCCCGTTGATTTGCCCTAGCTGGCGCTTGCGATTCCCTGCCGTCGGGTCTTTCGGCAGCACCAGCGTGATGTGTCCTTCCTTCAGCTCCAGCCGGCATCCGCATTTGAAGCGCACGCTCACCGTGCATTCCGGCTTGCACTCCCGCGCCGGCGTCCGCATCTGCGGCGTGCATTTCTTAGCCACGCTGCACTTCCTTCCCCGGCTCCGCCGCGTTCACTGCCGGATAAAAATTGTCGACGATGAGCTGCGCGGTAACCTTCAGGCAGCAATCGATTCCGCAGGCGTGCTTAACGCCCTCCACTGCTGCGAGCTCGTCGCTCCACGTCGAAACGCAGACCGTCGGCCACGGGCGAAGGAACGTCGATACCTGGATGATCAGCCAGTGATTAGTGTCGTTCGCGCGCAGCATCCCGCAGCCGGACGCGTCGCACTTCCAGGGATTGGCCAGCTTGCTCACCGCGGCGCCAGTCCGGCGGCGAGAATCCCGCCGAGAAACGCGCCGAGCGCGATCAGCGCAAGCGCCGCCCAAAGCAGCGCCTCCGTGCTCACCGGCCCGAGCATTCGCTGCAGCATCTGCTGCCGCGCCAGCCGCTGGCGTCTCCGCTGGACGTCCACCGCAAATTCCTGGTATGCGCTCATGCCGCTGCCTCCCTTTTCGCTTTGTGCTGCGCCAGCACTTTCACCAGGCGCCGCACGGAGAGATATTTCACCGCTTCCGGTTTTCCATCCGCGCTGCGTGCGAAGACGTCGTCCACGCGGCACGCTTTCACCAGTGTGTCCAGTTGCCGCTCGGTCAGCTTCGACGGATGCCCGTTGCCAAGTTCGCGGGCCGCGATCTCGTGGACCTCGTTCTCTTGCAAGCCAGGCAGCGGGTCCTTGTGATCGATCCGCGAGAGCCACTGTTCGAGCTGCGCGCGGCCGCGCAAAAAGTTTTCATAGAGGTTGTGGCTTCCCGCCAGCACCAGGCCGCAGCCGGAGCGGTCGTGCACTTCGCGGAGGATTTCCAGAGCCTCGATGTGCAGATGCTGCGCCTCGTCGACCAGAATCGCGGGCGGCTTGTCCAGCGAAGCAAAATGCGCCAGCAGCCCAGAGATCATCCGCTCGACGGCTTGCGTCTTGATGGGCACGCCTGCCTGGCGGCCGATTCGCTTCAGCAGGGCCAGCGGCCGTATGTCGCACGAAGCGTAGACATAGACCGCGTCGTTCAGTTTTTTCCGGTTGCGCTCAGCCACCAGATATTCGAGGACGAAAGATTTCTGCGTTCCGGGCGGCCCGTAGAGCAGGCACACTTCCCCGCGCTCGATCGCCGCCTCGAAATACTTCTGGATGCGCCGGTAGTTTTCCGTCGGGAAGAGCCGCGCATGATTTCGCGCGGAGACGCGGATGGGATTCCGCTCCATCATGTCCCACATCGCCGCGCGAAGGCAGCGGTCATCGCCGGTCACTTTGCCGTAAGCGCCGCGCACAAAAAAGTTCACCGTCGAGCGTGCGTACCCGGTTCGCTCCGCCACTTCCTGCGCGCTCATGTCCGTTAGGCCCATGTATTCGAGCAGCCGCCGCTGCACCTGCGCTGTCGGCGGCGGGTTCACGCGGTCCGCAAACTTTAGGTCATCGATCCGCGACGTCAT